TAAGACTGTAAATAAATACAGCTGATATTTTCTTGACAATAGTACCTCTTTTGTGTTATAATTGGGGTATGACTAAATGGAGAAAGCACGGGGAGGGATTGATTAGAGGTATCTGTTTGGTTCAAGGCTGTGATAGGTTGCAAAGGTATAGAGGAAAGAATACCAAAGGTCTGAAGCGGTATAGTACCGTTTGTGATATGCACCACTGCCTCAAATATGGAATGCCTTATATGCTGGACGCTGAAACAAATAGAAAGAATTTTTTTCTTCTAAAGCACACTCCGAATAAGAAATGCGAAGAATGCGGTTGGGATAAGGCTTACTGCGATAGGCATAGAATCAAACCTGAGCTTGGTTATATTCCTGGAAATGTAAGGGTTCTCTGCCCAAACTGTCATAGGATTGAAACCGTTAATTCACACAAAGGGGGCCGACCCCCTCTTTAAATTAAGAAAAAATAGGGGTAGGCTGTGTTTAAATACGGAATATATTTTTCTAAAAAAGGGGGGTATGGCTGTCGGAAATCCTAGTGTATAATAGATATTGACATGGTTGATATGGTTGAGAAGACTATTTTAGAAAAGCAAAGAGAAAACTTAAAAAAAGCATTTGAGTGGGAAGAACGGATTAAAGAACTGGGTCATGAATCTGAAGATAGGGGAATTAAAGCCACCCAAGAACTCCAAAAGGAAGACGATAAGAAACAAGATAAAGAAAAATCTGACCAGTTAGAAGAAATTACCCGTAAAAGAAAATTCTCAGACGAAGAATACAAACAAGGCCTTATAGGGTGGGGTAATGTGACGCTTTTAGGGATTAAACTTCCTAAAGGGTATCTTATAAAACTAACTCAAACCAAGAAAGGGATAGTAGTTTGGGTCAGGGATTCGAAAAACTCCTGGTATGCCAGGGGTATTGAGCCCTCTTTTGTCCCTGTGTTTGATATGAGGGCTATTGAAGACAAGGTTATGGATGCGATAGATTTTGCCGATATTCTTGCCAAACCTAAAGTACAAAATGGATTTAGATAACATTGTAGTCAACGAAAACAAAGAACTGTTAGCAGATGAGCTGATTAAGCAGCGTCAGCTACAGGACAAAATCCTTTCAGACAAAGGGAAATCTAATTTATACATTTTTAATAAATATATCCTGGGTATAGAACAAGGGAAGGGAAAAGTAAAACTTGCCCCATTTCACAAGGAGATGTGTCATTTTGTAACCGATGGCAGGGATAAAAAAAAACTTATCTTAATTCCCCGTAATCATTTAAAGAGTGCTCTTGTGACAATAGGCTACTCGGTCTTTCGAATCATCAACGATTCCAATATCCGAATCCTGATCCTTTCGGCTACTTGGCAGACTGCGGTTGATTTTATTTCAGAGATTAAGAGACATCTCCAGCAAAATGAAACTATCCACCGACTTTTTGGCGACCTCTCACAGGGTGCGGGTGAATGGTCAGCAGACCGAATCACGTTATCGAGAACAGACCAAAACATAAAAGGCCCGACAGTCTGGGCTACAGGAATTGAAAGTAATCTAGTAGGTTCCCATCCTGACCTTATTATAATTGATGACCCTCACAATCGGGACAATTCTCAATCCGCTGAACAAATCAAAAAAGTAATAGACCGCTACAAGGATACTCTTGATCTTCTTGAACCAGGGGGGCAGTTGATCGTCATTGGGACACGCTGGGCAGTTGAAGATTTATACGGATGGATCCAAAACCCTGAGAATAACGTAAGCCAGTCTTTTGATACGATGGTCTTAAAAGCCTTTGAAGGGAACATCGAAACAGGAGAAGAGTTTCAGGCATTATGGCCTCAAAAGTTCTCTCTAAAAGAACTTCAGACCCGACTTCGGGAAGAAGGCTGGTACCAATTTAGCTCACAATATCAAAATAATCCCGTCCCAGAAGAGGATGCTAAATTCAAACAAGAATGGTTTAAGTATTACGATCCCACAGATATCCGAGGTAAGAATCTGACAAAGATTATGACTATTGACCCTGCGATTTCACTTGAAAAGGGAGCCGATTATACAGCGATGATAGTCTGCGGGGTGGATGAATGGTCAAATATCTTTATATTAGATATCTGGAGGGCAAGAGTCCAGCCAGCACAGTTAATAGGAAAGATTTTTGAGATGGCTGAGACTTGGCATCCTAATCACATCGGCCTTGAGACAGTTGCCTATCAGAAGGCTCTAGCCTATTCTCTGAGGGAGGAAATGAATAAACGCCACAGATACCTACCTATTTCTGAAATCCAGCCTCATGAACGATCTAAAGACCTTCGGATTCAGGGGCTTCAGCCTCTCTACTATAATAAGAAAGTCTTTCATTACAAGGAAAATCCCTTTAATTACTACTTTGAGGCAGAACTTAAAGAGTATCCCCGTAACCAGCACGATGACATGATTGATGCCTTTTCTTATGCTCTCGACTTTATCCACCCGCCCCGCAAGAAGACTGGATACTATAAACCGAAGTATTTATATTGATGATATAATTAAATTGTGCCAGAACCTAAAGAACCAAAAATAAGAACCGATTACAATCCTTCCGAAGCAGAGAGGGAGACGATTAAGTTTGTCTATAACCGAAAGTTTGACATGGAATCCTCTCCTGACCGTCAGGATGCTATGAAGGACGCTGACAAGTGGGAGAAACAATATGAAGGGCGAATGGGTTGGAAAGCTAAAGACTCCCAGAAAGAAGAATGGCAGTCACGCCACACCGTCCCTCTTTCGCTTTCGATAGTTGAAACCGCTCTATCGGAACTTACAGAACAAAACATGCGTCCCTTAGTCCTTCCTCGTGGAACGGAAGATGAAGCCAAAGCAAGGGTTATGCAGAGAATTTTTGACTATTCATGGGAGGTTTCTGACTCAGACATGCTCACCTACGAGGCCCTTAAAGATGCCCTTATGTTTGGGACGGCCATCACCCAAGAGTATTACTTAAAAGACATGAAAAAAATCACCGACACTAAAGACGGTAAAGAGAGTGAACGAACGGTAGCCGAGTATGATGACGTAATGGGGGAGATTGTAAAACTTCAAGACTTTTATGTAGATGAGAAGGCAAGAGGTTTTACTGGTTCGTTTGCTGTCCGAGATTGTATTAGGAGATACATTCAAAACGTAGATGACATTAAGTTATTTTTTGATAATGATACATGGAATAAACTCGGGAATGTTAAATACGTGAAAGCTGGAGGAGATACAAATTACTACGAGTTTTACCAACCCCCTCAAGGAATAAATACCGACAAAGAATGCGAGGTTTTGTGGTATTGGGCCAGAAGCCCAAGAGACAGACTTGTAATCGTTGCAAACGATGTCCTTCTATTTGACGGCTCCAATCCCTACAAGCATAAGCAACTTCCTTTTGTGAGGTGGATCGATATTAAAAGAACTCACAGATTCTATGGAAAAGGCGAATGTGAGCTTTTGGAATCAATTCAAGATGAGTCAGATACCATGAGACGGATGTTGATTGACCGAGCCCATTTAGATATAGATAAGATGTTCCTCGTTTCAGACCGTCTTGCGTTCTCAGATGAAGACTTGATGGCTCGACCTCACGGAATGATCCCAGTTGGGGATGTAAACTCAGCCAAGCCAGTCGAATATGGGGATGTTCCCCGCTCAGTAGAAGTCCAACTCCAGCATTTAAGCGATGACGGTATCATCTCAACTGGGATTAACCCCCGAGCCCAGGCTCTACCACAGGCAGGAACCGCAACTGAGGCCGCAATGCTTAAAGAAGCCACCCTTAAACGACTTAGATTAAAGGTTTGGTTAATGAAACGTGAATCTCTTATACGTTTAGCACGTCTTAGGACGTCAAATATTCTGCAATTCTACCCCCAACCTAAAATGGAGAAAATTATAGGCGATAGACAAACCCAAGCATATGAAGCGGAGATAGCAAAACTCAAGAATCAAGGTCTTTTAGTTGAGAAAGGCCGTGATATGTTCCGAATGGACTTTCGAACTATACCTTTAGAGAATGAAACTATGAATTTTGATACCAAAACAGGCGAACCTAAGCTCGAAACTAAACCAGGAAGGGATTTTTTCCTTGCACGACCTGAATATTACCTTCCGATGGCTCGTGGAGGGTATGATATTAAATTTGATGCCTCTTCAAACCTTGAAATCTCAAAACCTTTAATGAGAACACAAGGCTTAGAACTTTTTGATCGATTATTTATGATTGCTCAAACTTTTCCAGGTTCTTATGACCCAGTTAAGCTCGGAGACAAGACCGCCCAGCTCTATGATTATGATCCAAACGCTCTCAAACCCGACCAAGCCATTCAGGACGAACAATCACAACGCTTAGAACAAATGATTGAGCTTGCGGGGCTTGAAAATAAACAAATGATGCAAGGAAGACCCGTTCCCCCAACTCCTTTTGCCTCCCCTGCCCATACGAGGGTGCATTTGGAATTTATGAACTCAGATGAATTTCAAAAACAATTCCCAGCCGAAGATCCACGGACAAATATCTTTACAGATCATGTAGTAGGAGAAATAATGGCTCAGACTGGGCGTGCTCAGGGTAGTGGCGGACAGCCTCCAGAGGGGGCAGTACCAGAAGAAACAGGCCAGCCAGCAGCTTCGTCAGCGTCAGCAGGAATTACTAATAGGCCAGGCGGAATGGCTCAACCATCAGCGACAGTAGGGAATATAATACCTTCATTAAATTTGGGGACAGGGTCAAGATAATATGGCTGAACAAAAACTTTCACCAGTAGAAAGAGATATTCTTTCAAAATTAAGCATTAAACAGCTTCAATTCCTTTCAGGGATAGCCCATAATAAGGATTTTGAGACTTTGGTTGAAATAACTAAGATTTTAGTTGATTATGAGAAGAATTATGTTTTTAGGATAAGAGAGAATGACCCCGATTTGGCAGTCTTAAAAGCTAATGCGAGAGGTCGGGCTGGGGGGTATACACAATTTGGGAGGATAATAATGTCAGCTTCAGAAGAAATCGAAAGAAGAGAAAATGAAATTGAGAAACGAAAGGAAGTGGTAAAAGATGCCTAGAGTTAAAGTTGGTGGGAAAGTCAAACACTTTCCGTACACAAAAGCTGGTTATAAGGCTGCTAAAGCAGCTAAAATGAAAGGAAAAAAGAAATAATGGTCAAAGTAAATCGTGAAATAGTACATAGTCTTCGTAATCAAGGCAAGACATTTGCTGATATTGGGCGTATTTTTGATAGGTCACGCCAATATATTTGGTCTCTTTATACTGGTTATTATGATTTATACCGAAAGACAGAGAAATATAAGATGGCAAGGAGACACCAAAAGCATACAAATCCCACAAAGCCCTGCAGCTTTTGTCCGTCAATGTCTACTCTGTCAATGCCCTCGACTGTTTAACGCTTCTAGGATATAACTAAGACTGAGGATAATCTGTATGCCAGACCCAGTTGAAGAACTAGTAAAGGATCCCAAAGAGGACAAATCCACGAAAGAAGAAGCCCCTATAGAAGGACAAGCACCCAAAGAAAACAAATTCGAAGGTAAGTCAACAGAAGAAATTCTGAAATCTTATCAAGAATTAAGTAAAAAGCTAGGAGAACAAGGAAAAGAACTTGGAGATACCAAAAAAGAACGAGAAGCACTAGCAGAGAACCTTAAAAAGTGGGAGCAATTAGGAACAGTAATAGAGTCTGACCCTGAACTTTTTGAAGCAATCAAAAAGAAAGTAGAGACTCCTGAAAAGGGAGATTCAAACGGCAAAGTGGCTCCAGATGAGTCAAAACTATTTATAAGAGACAACATTATAGATAGGTTTGAAGAGAGATACGGAATCAAAAGTCTGGAACCTGAAAAAGCAAAAGCCTTGAGAAATGCCGTAGGAGGACATCTTCAACTGATGTTAGACCCTTATGGATCAGGCGAAAACATAAATGATCTTATGCTAAAGGTTCCACTGAGCAGGCTCCCAATGTACTTTGAAAATGCGTATAAGTTAGCAACATCAGGTGATAGTGAAGAACAAGCCCGATTGAGGGGGATCGTAGAAGCCTCAGCTAACAATACAGGAATGATAGGATCTATACCTTCTTCGTCAGCCAACTCTAAAGAAGTAGTGTTGACTGATAAACAGAAAATAGCAGCGAAGAAGCTAGGGATCGCAGAGAAAGATTACATAGAATATCTAGGAAAATAATATGGCACTATCAAGCGGAACACAAGGATTTTACTACAGAGGATCACTTTTAGGAGTGAGTTCTTCTCCTGTCTTAACAGACTTCTTAATTGATGACTCAGCAACACTTACAGTAGGAGATGCCGTTACGATTGATGCAGACGGAAATGTAGATGTAGTTGCAGCGGGTGGATCAGTTCTTGGAATCTTGATGGGAATAGTAGATCAGGATGGAATCAACGTCTTTGAAACAGGACGTGCAGGCGGAACTTCAGGCGCTACCCTTACAGGTGACGACACAGTTTTAACTTCTTCAACTAATACTTCAGACGCAACACGCAAATTAAAAGCAAGAGTAGCAATAACATGGGGTCTCAATTCAAAATGGTACAACGATACAGATGGCTCGCTGGCTCAAGCGAATTTAGGTCAATTCTTTGACACAGATGCAGGTGGAGATCAGATCGCAACAGGTACAGCTTCAGACGCAAGTGGACAATTTCAGTTGATTGAGATTGATCCAGATGGAGACGCAGATGCTTCAAAAGGAATATTTATAGTAAATGAATGTCAATATGGGCCAGGCCCGCTGGATACGGCAACAGCTAAAATAGCCGCTTAATATGGATAGAGGACATTTTGCAGACGCATTAACACCAGGATTTCACAAGATATTCGATGATGGATACGCTGAAGAGCCATTGATGCTTGAAAGTATTTTTGCGGTTAACACTTCAGAAAAAGACACAGAGCGTGATTCTTCTTATGGAGGCTTTGCCCTTCCATTTGAAACAGGGGAAGGCGAACCAGTAACTTACGACCAAGTCTATCAAGGGTATGATGTAACCTATCGCCACAAAAAATACACTCTTGGATTCAAAGTAACCCGTGAAGCCATCGAAGACGATCTTCACAGAATCGTTTCTCGAAGACCTGCTGAAATGGGCAGGGCAATGCGAAGAGGAGCTGAAAACCAAGCAGCAAACGTCTTCATAAATGGATTTTCAACATCATACTTGGGCGGAGATGGGAAACCAATATTCTCAACATCTCACCCTCGACCTGATGGAGGGACAGCACAATCAAATGCCTCCTCAACAGGTATTACTTTTACAGAAGATAATTTAGAAACGGGACGGCTTGCAGTTGAAGGCCAACTAGATGACAGAGGACAAATTATAGATGTAACAGCAGACAAACTCTTAGTCCCACGCCAACTTAATAAAACAGCCCACTTAGTAATTGATTCTACCCTAAGACAAGGGACAGCAGACAATGACGCAAACTTCTATAAAGGAATGCTCGATATTATGGTCTGGAAGTATCTCACTTCAGCTACAGCATGGTTTTTAGTTGATAAGTCAACCGTTCAAGGACGGGGGACACTTACATGGTTCTGGAGAAGGAGACCAGAATTTAAGAACGATGAACTCTTTGACACTGAATACGCAGTCTATAAATCAACCATGAGATTGTCACGAGGTTGGAGCGATTGGCATGGAATTTGGGCAAGTAAAGGCGATGGAGCAGCATTTTCAGACTAATAGGGTAGCGTAGGTCTTACTCCAAGGCCGAGTATCCTTAACCGAACTTACAAAGGAGATAGTATGACATCTTTTTCAAATCTAGCTGGGTCAATACCAACAGGAACATCAAATCCAACTTCTCCTGTAACAGGGGAAATGTATTATGATACTACTAACAATCGTTTCATGCGGTATAACGGGACTAATTGGGTAGGTCTTGCTTTTACAACTTCAACTTCATCTTCAAGTTCAACGAGTACGTCGACCACCACATCTACTTCTCGTACTACTTCAACCTCTACGAGCACATCTACTTCGAGGACTACCTCAACATCCACGAGTACGAGTACTTCTACTTCGAGGACTACCTCTACGAGTACAACCATGACTAGTACTTCAACAACGAGTACGTCCAGTTCAACATCAACAACAACCAGTACAAGCACTAGTACGTCCAGTAGTACGTCAACAACAACTACTGTATAAATATGAGTAAAAGTCATTTTAGTGAAATAACAGGGAGAATAAGGATACAAAGTACTCCTCCATCACCTGCAATTACAGGAGAGATGTTTTATGATGAGGACAATAACTCTTTATTCCGTTACACGGGAAATACATGGATAGGATTTAAGTTTACAGGAACTCCTGTACTGCCGTTTGATAATGAGACTTCCAATGCTCCTGGAACTCATTTTTCGGCTTTAGCCTCAGCAATTAGAGATCAAGCAGATGATCCAACGGGGCCAAGATCGGGAGATTGGTATTATGATACAGACAATGATAATCTAAAAATTTATGTAAATGGGGCTTGGTTTGCAGGAGCTATGACTACAACTACATCTACTTCTACAAGTACGACTAGCACTAGTACAAGCACAACTAGTACCAGTTCTAGTACATCAAGTTCATCTAGCACGAGTACAAGTACAACAACTAGTACAACAACAACTCTTTAAAAATATGGCAAAAATACTTTTAAACCCAGAAGACGGAGCAGACATCAAGAATGTCCAGGTAAAAGGGCAAACCCTTTTCAAGGATAAGTCCTTTGAAGTGGATTCTATGCGTAAGATTGAAAGTGATGAGGTAGCAGATGACCTCTTACATTTATATGAATTTCTTAAAGTTTTAGAAACTAAAGAAGAAGTAGGAAGTTATCTAGCTGCTAAAAAAAACAGAGCCTTTAAGTGTGGGAAATGTGACTTTTCAACAAGTGTAGAGATTGCTTTAAAAGGGCATAACAGAAAGCACGAATCTGAAGAAAAAATGACAGATGAACTAGGCATAGAAGTAGTATCAGAGAAAACTACTGAGCCTTTATCAAATGAAGAGATTGAACGTCTAAGGGAGGAAGCTGAAAAAAAACACCTTGAAAGTGGTGGGATAACTATGCAGATAGAAGATGACTCCCCTATTAGGGGAGTAGCAATGTAATATGTTGACAAAAACCAGTGCTAGTAGATACAAGACAGTGTTAAACGGAACAAGAACCTCTTTGCAGATTGCAACAGGAGGAGGCAATGAGGTAACCTCAGTATTAGTAACTGGGGGATCAGGTGGTGCGGTAGTAAGAATTTCAGATTCAGCTAGTGGTAAAAACTTACTTGATAGTTTTCTAGTAGCAGCCAATGGAGGAGAATCTACTCCATTTAATCCCGATTCACCAATTCTGATGAAAAAGGGAATTTTTGCGGAACTTGAACAATCCTCAGGAAATGCAGAGGCTACTATCTTTTATAATTAAAGTGCGTATTGACAAGTATACCCAAATATGTTAGCGTTAGATAATGCCTCAAAAAGTCTGTTTATCCACGAGTTTTTCTGACAATCAAAAGGCATACAGCCTCAATATCATCGTTCAGTCTCAGATTAAAATGCTTCTCTTAAACGATTTTGAGCCTACAGTTATAGTACATGATACTTTTGAACCCGAAGGAATCTATGCCCACCCCAAAGTCAAAATAGAGTACATACCCAATGTTCCCTGCCACAATGAAGTTAAAAAAGACGAAACTTTTGATTCTGATGTAGCTGAAATGGAGAAACGTCTTTTGGAGATTCTCAAAGACAAAGATATAGTATTAACTCACGATATTATTTACCAGCCAGCTTGTTTAAAACATAATTTCGCCTCCCGTAGAGTAGCCAAAGCCCTCCCTAACCTTAAATGGCTGCATTGGATACATTCTGCTACCTCTCCCTCACTTGTTAATCAGGTAGTGGGAATCTTTAAAGACGAATATCCCCAGCTTATACGAGAAGAATTTCCCAATTCCCTCTATATTTACCCAGAACCCTATACGATTCCAGCAGTAGCCAAGAACTACGGAGTACCAGAAGATAAGGTTAAACATATCCCTCACGCAACCGATATTTGTGGGTTTTTGGGAATGGATCGTGAATCAGAAAGAGTAATTTACGACAAAGACATTCTCTCAGCAGATGCTATTTGTACTTATCCTATCAGGCTTGATACAGGGAAACAAGTTGAGTATGTTATTAAAACTATGTCCATGCTCAAAGAGTTTGGATTAAAAATTAGACTTATTATAATTGACTTCCACTCAACGGGGGTAGAGAAAATTGCTTACCGAGATAAATGTAAAAATGTAGCTATAGATTATGGTCTTTCCCAAGATGAACTGATTTGGACTTCTGAACAATCTGATGAATGGACACAGGAAGTTCCCCAAAACGTAGTCCGTGATTTTCAGTTAATTTCAAATGTCTTTATCCTTCCCTCCGTAAGTGAGACTTATTCCCTAATTGCACAGGAAGCTATGTTATGTGGGAATATAGCTGTACTTAATAAAGATTTCCCGCCTTTCAGGGCTATTTATGGTGATAATCCTATCTATAAAAAATATAGTAGTGCTTTTGACGTACAAGCTGATCTTGCTGATTCGAGGACTGCCGATTCATGGACTGGGACTAAATATGGAGATGATAAGTTGCCTGAAGAGGCTCGTAAGAGTGCAGAACAAAGCTACCATAGAGGTACTGCAGGACAAATACTTGCACGACTTAAACTTCCTGAACAAGCCCAAAGGACATGGGTAAGAAAAGAACGTAATTTAGATTCAGTATTCAAAAAGTTCTATTTACCAATATTCTATGGGTGATGATGCAGCAGTCATAGGTTCTACAGGCTATGTAGGTAAAGCAACATCTCTAGCTTTTGGCATTAAAAAGGGATTTTCGAGGCACAATGCGAATGTCACTCTCGAAGAAGCCTCAAAATGCCACTTTATTTTCATTTGTCTTCCTACACCTACGATAAATGGACAGTGTGATACCTCATTGATTTTTGATATCATCAAACAGTTAGAATCCTATCCTAGGTATGCGGATTCAACATATATCATTAGAAGCACTGTTTACCCAGGATTTGCAGATTATGTGATGAATGAACTTAAAATGGATAGAGTAGTATCAAACCCTGAATTTCTCTCAGAAGATACTTGGGAAAAAGATGCTAAGAACCCTAGAATGATAGTCATAGGTGGAAGAAGCCAAAAACATATAGAGCGTGTAAAAGGGCTTTATATGGGAAGATATAAATATTGTAAGCCTGTAATCACAGATAACATAACAGCAGAGACAGGCAAATATTATCTCAATGTATGGTTTGCAAATAAAGTAGTTTTTTCAAATGAAATGTTTAATGTTTGTCAAACTAATGGTGCAAACTATGAAACTTTAAAAATCATAGGAGAAAATCATCCTTGGGGATTAAGAGGACATAACATTATTTCCCATAAAGGCGGGAGGGGAGCTGGCGGAACGTGCTTAAAAAAAGATTTAGAAGCATTTGCTAATTATAGTGGCTCTCTCTTCTTGAAAGAGGTTGTAAGAATAAACAATGATTTATTAGCAAAATATCCAAAACAATGAAAAGGCATCCTAATAATAAAAAGGTTGAAATTACTTGTGTTATTTGTCATTTTCTAATGGAATTTTCTCCTACCCATGTCTCCTACCCTAAAAGGAATTACATTAGAAAATGTTGTTCTAAGAAATGTATGTATAAATATCTCTCCGTAAATTATAGTGGTGAGAATAGTAGATCAGGTTTTAAAAATGCTTCTTTAAAAAGAAACTGTACGATTTGTAAAAAAAGTTTTAAAGAAACAAAATCAAGGGTTAAGGATGGTAGGGGAAAGTATTGTGGCAGAGAATGTTATAACAAGGGCATGAGGCTTAGGAGAGGTTCTGAAACTCCAAATTGGTTAGGGGGTAGAATTAAAACTGAGATTATATTCAAAGGTTATGCTTGGTGGAGAAAACTTCGTAATGAAATTTATGCTAGGGATAATTGGACTTGTCAATTGTGCGGTGTTAAATGTAACAATAAACAAGGGCCATTAAAGATACAGTGTGACCACAAATTACCCAGAATAATGGGTGGTACACATGATAAATCAAATCTTTGGACTTTATGTAATCGTTGTCATGGTATAAAAGATAGCCATATACGTTTTAAATATATTAAGCCGTCTTTATTTATATGAATTCATATTTTAACGATTTTGAACCAAACAAAGACACTTTCGGAAATGAACTTCCTGATATCAAGGGGTTAGTTAGAAGCAAAGAATCAGGAGATAAAATCTTTCTTATAAAAGATGGATTTAAGCATTGGGTTACTTCTCCTGAAGTCTTAAAAGAATTGGGATTTTCATTTGGGCAGGAAACTTTCATAGATCGAGCAGATTTGCAGAAATTTAGAAGCGGTGAGCCTATTAGGATAGAAAATGTAGATCAATTCAAAGTCCCTCCCGATGCTTCACAGATGTCCGTCTCTGACGACAAAGAGGCTGAGGAAGGGGCTATTCTTGCCCCAGAATTACCTCAAAATCAAGAGATTTCACAAGAAACGATCATTTTTCCCGCCCATAAAGAAGAAGGCGAAAAAGAGCCTCATGTAATCAAGGGCGGACTGACCTCAATTATCATACCAGCACTCTTTAATTCTTATCAGATGCTTCATTTAACAGGGGATTGCATAGGGCAAATTCGAGAACACACTGATAAAAATAAAACTCCTTACGAAATCATTCTAATAATAAACGGAACATCACTAATAAGTAAAGAAAATACCCATGCTGATAAAGTCATTGAAAACAAAGAGAACATGGGTTATGCCTATGCGGTGAATCAAGGCATTAGAGTTTCTCAGGGGGAATATATCTGTGTTATGAATAATGATGTCAAAGTCTACGAGCATTGGCTTGAGGATATGAAAGAAGCTCTTGTATTCAAAGATTTGATAATGGCAACTCCCATGTATTCACGGGATGATCCATGGATGAGAGGTATAGAAAGTCAGGAGCTACGGGAAGCTCAGATGCAAGTAGATATACAGGAAACTTTCTCAGAATTTCAGGACTTCTCGTGTGTGCTTATGAAACGTATAGTAGTTGAAACAATCGGGGTATTTGATGAAAGATATTTCTACTCCTGTGAAGACCTAGACTTTCTTAAAAGGATGAAAGATGTGGGATTAACTTATGCCTCAAGCAAGCGGGTAAGGACACACCACATATCAAGTGCTACTGATCTTCCAGACAAAGGCAAAATCTTAGATGAAAGCAAGGCTGAGTTTGCTGAAAAATGGGGCTAAGATTTTCCGTTATAACTCCAATCTATTTAGGAGAAGATCATGAAAAAGAACGACGACTTAAATTATTTCCCAAAACTTTGGAAAGTATCAAAAACCAAACGTATAGAAATTTTGAACACATTATTGTCAACGATGGGAGTAGTATTCCGCTTGAAATCCCCAACTATCCGTGGATTAAAATCATCGACCAAGCAAACCTTCAAAGACTCACAGCCTACAACAACGGCTTCAAAGCAGCGAAAGGTGAAATCTTCTGTCTTCTCGATAGCGATGACGAATATGAACCAAACTACCTCGAAGAGGTGGACAAGCTCTACTACAAATTTCCTAGATTCAAAATGTTTAATTTCGGTTGTACACACGTCCACTCAGATGGTGTGTCCACACAAAGAGCTGCGTTTCGTCCTAAAAGGAAAAAAGTGGGTCATGAAGTCTTTGGAGGAGGGAATATCGTGAATGGAACATTTGTATTTCATAGATCAATTTACGAAGACTTAGGAGCTTTCCCACCTCATCATATCGAAAATATTGATTGCAGTTCACTTAATTATGGGGGGATAAGAGAACTTTGGATGACTTCACCTTACGATTTTTCAGCAGCAGCCCAGCTTGAGTTTCCTGAACTTCAAAAATATTTTATGGTAGATCATGTAGCCGAACCCCACAAAATAATTAAAGAATTTGGTAATCCTTGGGGTCAAGACCACTACCTTTTTTATAAATATACCCGTAAATACCATTCAAAACCAATCGACAAATATCTTTACAAAGTGAATCTCAAATGAAAACTATAGATATCTTTATTACTTCATATCTAAGACCTCAATATACAGGAGAAACCCTACGATATTTAAGAGAACGTACCAAATACCCCTACAGAACATTCCTTATAGATAATGGGGGGAATTACCAGTTTGTAGATCAAGTGGGTTATTATGTTGGAATGAGTAAAAACGTAGGCATTCACTGTGCATGGAATGTTGCATTGGCTATGGCTGAATCAGACTACTTCATAACTTCAGACAACGATATCTATGTGCCCGATTTAGAACCTGATTGGCTTACTCAATTAGTAAGATTTATGGATGAAAACTTAGAATATGGTGCAATCTCTCTCCATCCTCATGTATTTATAGGAGCAGCTGGAATTGATCCTAATGACCCTGAAGATGTTAAAGAAAGAAACATGTGTGGAGCTGTAATGAGAATTATGCGGACTGAAGCTGTGCGAAAAGCTGGGGGGTGGGAGAATAAAATAAATCCTCAAAGAAACCATGAAGAAAGAACTATCTGTTCAAGACTTCAAACTGCTGGGTATAAAGTGGGGATAACTAGTCGAATCCGTGCCTATCATCCCTTTGGAAAAGATGTGGAAGGAAATCTTGGATGGGGATATGACACAATTACTCCAGAAGAACAAGGACATAACCCAGTCTTAAAAAATGAAGTGTTGAGATTTGATAATCCAGAGAGTTACAATCAAAAAACATGGCTACCATTATAAAGGTATTAGTTACAGGAAGTTCGGGATTTATAGGTTCAAACCTTGTGCCTTTACTTTTAAAAAATCATGCAGTATGGGATTGGGATATAAAAGATGGTAATGATATTTTTTCAGAAGATACAGAAAGAATCATTAAACAATCTGATATTGTGATTCATCTAGCAGCAGAAACCTCAGTAAGTGGGTCTTTTAAGAATCCCTCAAAACATTTTATAGTTAATGCTATAGGTACAGCAAGAATTGCTTATCTATGTCAGAAGTATAATAAAAAGTTAATCTTTCCTTCTACTGGAGCATATCACTTCCCTGAACTTTCACCTTATGCAAAATCTAAATATTGGGCTGAAGAAATAGTTAAAACAATACCTACTTCTAAAGTAATTTTGAGATTGTTTAATGTCTTTGGGTCTAATATGAATCCCAATTCAGGGTCAATCATGTACAACTTCTTGAGTAAGAAAGAAATAGTAGTTTATGGTAGCGGGGAACAAACGAGGGATTTTATTCATGTAAAGGACGTTTGCGAAATAATCAAAGCCGCATTTTCATCTAAATGGAACGATAAGATTGTAGAGGTAGGTACGGGACAGGAGTATACAATAAACTATATAGCAGAACTATTCGCCCATTTTAGAAAGAAAAAGCTAGTTTATCACGAAGCTCCTAAACGAGAAATTAAGTGGTCAATAGCAAACACTCAAATATTAAAGAGTTTATACAAAAAAGAACTTACTACTAATTTAGAGAAAGACATTGAAGCCCTTGTTAAAAATGGAAAATGACTTAACCAGTATCATTATGACTTGTTATTTACAAGAACCATTTCAAGCTCATATGACTATGGCAGCTCTAGCGAATATTGCTCGCTATACCGACCCTGACACTTATGAACTTATATTGATGTCTGATTCAGAAAAATTTCCCGTGAGAGATGATTATAAGGTTTTAAAAATAGATAGATATGAACGGACAAAGGGTTTTTCCTATACTCAAGCCATGAATGCGGGAGCGAAACTTGCCCGTGGAAACTACTTATGTTTTATTCAAAATGACGTGTTTGTATGGAATGAATGGCTCGGAGACCTTAAAGAATACATTCTAAGAAACATGACAGATTGCGTCTATCCTGAACAGACCCCATGCAGTTATGAATATTTTCAATCAACTACATACAAAGACTATGATGAAACTTTTAATAATACGGCTCAAGACGAAGGGTTATTCCTGATTACCCGTGAAGCGTTTAGGGCAACAAGAGGGTTTAATGAACAGCCCCCGCAAGTAAAAGATTTCCAGCAAAGGATGGATCAGAACAATATTCGATATATAACTACGAGTAAGGTATTCATAACGCATATTAAGTCCGCAACTAAACTCTCTCTTTTACATAGGAATCCTTTGGAATACGATCAAATGATGAAAAAAAATATGGAGGTACTTGTATGACTTCTATAATTTACTGTCTTTTTGATTTCACTCGTATCCTACGACATATGAGTATGGCTTCTGTTTCGAACATAAGACGATTTACAGACCAACCTTACGAATTGATTATCATTGATAATGTACCTAAATTCCCTTTTAGAGATGATTATAAAGTACTAGATATGGATCAGATGACTTTTATAATCAATAAGAAAGACAAAGGATATTACGGATCATTAAATCAAGGAGCAAAATTAGCAAAAGGTGAATATCTTTGTTTTATCCAACCTGACGTATTCGTACACGAAGGATGGCTTACGAATGCCATCTGGTATTTAGATCATGGATACGATGTTGTTTTCCCAGACCAATTCCCCCAGACTAGAAAATATATTAAAAGAGCCTATGAAATGAGTTTTGAAGAAGCAACTAAATGGGGTGGCAGGGAAGCAGGCTGTGTGATTATGACCCGTAAGATTTTTGATAAGGTTGGTGGTTGGGATGATAGACTTTTTAATGAATTTGGAGAGGCTGCTATGTATATAAGGCTGGGTAAAGTAGGAGCTAACTGGACATCCAGTTGTAAATCTTTAATTACTCATATAACAGCAGGAACTCGCTATACAATGTGGGATGAGAACGAAAAACAACACATTGCAGATATGTCCCGTGATGGTAAAGTCTGGGAGGGGATAAGAAATGAATTATAAATTAGTTAGAAATTGTAGAATCTGTGATTCTAAATTAACGAAACTATTTAGTATATCTCCTCAGTATATTGCCTCTACCTTTGTTAAAAACAACAAGCCTACTACCAAGATTCCCATGACTCCAATGCTATGTCAGAAGTGTGGGCTAGTCCAGTTGAAAGAAACAGTCAACCCAGAACTACTCTATAAGAATTACTTCTACCGCTCTAATGTAAGCGATACTATGAAACTAGATTTACAGAATGTAGTTGATGAAGTCCAAAAACAAGCTAAGGGTTTTCCTTATAGTGTTGGAAATAGAGTTTTAGATATTGGGTGTAATGATGGTTTAATGCTAACTATGTTTAATGGAGCAATAGTAGTGGGCATTGATCCTGCTACTAATATTAAACCTGTAAGGAATGATTTGAATATTATTACTGATTATTTTCCCTCTAGGAAAATTGAAGGTGATTTTGATATTATAACTTGTACCGCCTGTTTTTATGATTTCCCCGAGCCTAATATGGCAGTACAAGAAATGAAAAGATTATTAGACGAAGATGGGGTGATTTGTATTCAAGTAAGCTATCTGTACGATACTATTAAAGATATGAATTTCTACGATTTTGTCCACGAACACCTAGAATACTATTCTCTTGAAACTTTGATGTATTTGATGAACAAGAACGGCCTTGAAGTTTTTGATGCTTCCACAAACTTTGTAAATGGAGGCTCTCTAAGGATAATGATCTGTCATAAAGGAGCGAGAAAACAAAGTGCTAACTTAGAATACCTTCTTTTAAAAGAGAGACTTATGAGACTAAGAAGTAAGAAAACTTACAAAATATTTTCTGACTTAATTAAAGCAGCAGCTAAAAAGGTATCAGATTATATTAGATCACAGAAAGGATTAGTAATAGCTTTAGGGGCTTCAACGAAGGGGAATGTTTTACTTCAATTATGTGGACTCACTAAGAAAGATATTCCATATATTTCAGAACGTGCTACTCACAAGATAGGACTTAGAAATTTAGGATTGGACATGAAGTTGATTTCGGAGGAAGAAGCTCGTAAAAAGAAACCTGTGTGTATGTTTGTAATCCCTTGGAATTTCAAAGCTGAGATAGTTGAACGTGAGAAAGAATATATTAAGCAAGGTGGTAAGTTGCTTTTTATTATGCCTTACCCTTACATTTTAGATAGAGAAGGCGAATATAGATTATGAAAATAGAAATCGGAACTTTGAATTTAACTCCAAAACATATAGCCAAAGTTGTAAAAGCTCTCAAGAGTAATAGGCTTTCTTATGGTTTAATGACAGATGAGTTTGAACGTAAGTTTTCAAAAAGACACGGCAATAACTACGGAATCTTTACAAACTCAGGAACTTCAGCTCTACAAGCGACAATCCATGCTATGAAAATCCTTTATGGTTGGAAAGACGGGGATGAGATTATAATACCAGCTACTACTTTTGTTGCCACTTATAATGTGATCCTTCACAACAACATGAAGCCTGTTCTAGTAGATATAGGGGAGGATTTGAATATAAATCCTGACTTAATTGAAGGAAAGATAACCAAAAAAACTAGATGTATTATGCCCGTCCACCTTTTGGGAAAACCTTGTGATATGAAAAAAATCAACAAAATTGCTAAGAAGCATAAACTGAAAGTAATAATTGATAGTTGTGAGACAATGGGGGTTGATGTAGGACAGGCTGATGCAATCTGCTTTTCATTCTATATAGCACATCTTTTAATCACAGGGGTAGGCGGAATGACAATAACAAACGATAAGAAGTTGGCTGATTTAATCCGTAGTCTTATTTTTCATGGAAGAGATAATAGGTATCTAAAAATAGACGATGATGACAAATACTCTGAGGAGGTTATCCATTCACGATTTAGATTTAACTATCCAGGTTATTCATATAGAGGGACGGAAGTAGAAGGGGCTTTAGGATTAATAGAGTTAGAGTTACTTGAAGAAAATATTAAAAGACGTCAATTTAATGCTTACTACTTAAATTCAAAATTAGGAATGTGGGACTTTGCCTATTTAGAAAATCATGCCTTTATGATGTTCCCCTTGTTGTCTTTTAGAAGAGATGAATTGATGTTGTACCTCGAAAAAAAAGGGATTACAACAAGAACCATAATGCCTTTAATAAATCAACCGTATATTAAAGCTAGGGGTTATCCCAGATCAGAATATATTTTAAAACATGGGCTTCTTATCCCAAGCCATCAAAGTTTATCTAAGGCTGATCTAAAATATATAGTTAAAACAATTAGGGAATTTCATGGATAAATATAAAACTCATCCAAAATTTAATAAACCAATGAGAACATATTGGGATAGTTTTGAAGGAAGTTACCAAATGGGAGAGCAAAAACATAGGCTTTATATGCTTGATCTTTTGCGACTTAAAGGCGTCGAAACCCTACTTGATGTAGGCATGGGTACGGCTCCTATATTCGATTTAATTGTGAATAGTAAAGAAGATAGATGGGATAACATTAGAAACTACAAAGGGACTGACTATTCATGGGCAATGGTTGACATAGCAAAAGAAATGTTCCCTTATGGGAAATTTGAAATGCAGGATGCCCGTAATCTTAAAGAAGTTGATAATTCATGGGACTGCGTACTTTTGATGCATGCTCTCGACCATTTAGATGATTACCAGGCAGCAATTAAAGAAGCAACAAGAGTGGCTAGGAAGTATGTCTGTATTATCCTTTGGCGTGGTTTTGTTAATGAAGGTACAAACTTAAATAGTAGAAATGAAATGGGTTTAACTGATGAGAATGGTAAATTATTACCTGGAAAAGAACCTTGGGAAGATACTTTTTTACAAGAATACTCCCGTGAAGTATTAGAAGAAGAATTTAAAAAGAATAATCTAACTATAGATCACATAGCAGAAGGGGAAGAGATTAACTCTGATACTTCAAAATACAATTTTTTATACCTTTTGCGAAAAGGTGAAATATAAAAAATGCTTATTCTGTGGCAGGAGATTAAAAATAAGGACAAGTACAATAACTGGTGAGTGCATATTATGTTTTAAGAAAAGAATAAGATGATTGATCAAAAGTCAGTAACAATTATAATCCCACATTTAGGGGGAACTGCTGAGGCTGAATATGCTTTAGATGAATGCTTAAAATCTCTGAATGAAACTGTACCTGATATTAAAAAAATTATTGCTAGAAATGGCAATCAATGTACAGAAGAAACTCCATTATATGAAACAGGAATAATACTTTCAGAGCAAGGTCAATGTAAAGCAGTTAATGCAGCAGCAGCAACTACTAATACTCCTTGGATTTTCATTACTAACGACGATATGATTTATGCCCCTGGGTGGTGGGAAGCATTAAATAATTGGACTAATGCAAAAGATAAAAATATGCTCTGTATCTCGCCACAGTTAGTAGAACCAAGACAGGGTGCCCCAACTTTTAAAACAGTTTTCTTTGGTGGAGCTGGAGGAGATTTTAATAAAGAATTATGGATAGATTTTGTAAAAAACTATGGTGGTGAAGGATATGGAATTAGAACAGGCTTTAATTTACCTTTTCTTATTAGACGTGAGCTTTGGGATACTGTAGGAGGGTACGATATAAATTACGATCCATGGGGAAGTAACGGAGATTCTGACTTAGAATACAAAATAAAACTTGCAGGAGTTCAGCCTTACCAGAACCAAAACTGCTTAGTCTATCACTTCTCCCAAACTTCAGGGACATTTAATCCAGCAAATGATAGTTACAGATTTGCCAACTACGCTTACTTCAAAGAGAAATGGGGATTTGATAGAACTGATGATGGGATATGGGAAGCTACATTCTCCATTCCTACTAAGAAAGAGGGTAGAATATTCAATCCACCTTGGGAAAATAAGTATGGAAATTGATTATGAAAAATTAGATAGAGAGGCTCGGTTAGGTGCTTTTAGCACTTTTGACGCAGAAGTGTTAGTACCTGAAGTAATGAAATTAAAAGCAGGAGATATCTATTTAGAAGTAGGTGTTGATAAGGGTAAGTCTCTTTCTATTGCAAAGATGGTAGCCAAAAAAGGTGTAGAAATTCATGGTATAGACTTACAAGAAGACCCTCAAGTAGAAGAAACGTATTTTCACCACGGAA